ATGTTTCTTGAAGTGATATTTGAAGTCGTGATCGTATTTGACCCCGAGTTTCTGATCCGTGTCCACAATAAGCTGCATCAACCGCTCCCTCGAATAGCTTATATGGACCTCGGAATCGTCCCGCTGGCCGCCCCTGCGTTTTTCTTTCTGCTCACCCATTGTTTTCCCGAATTAATCATTACCTTTACGTTGTCGGCGTTAGGGGTGATCTTTCGGGATTGCCTCTTTTTTATTTCCGCAAAATCAGTTCTTCATTTTCCGGCAATTCATATCTTTTGCCATTCAAAATTTCGGTACATCTTTGGTTTCCCGCCTCAACGTCCGTATCGCCCGGTCTATGGCATCTCCGATAATCGTGGGGTTCGGCTGTTTTCCCCGGCCGCCCCGCCGCCATTTCTGAAAATGATGCAGGATGCGGACAGCCTGAACCTCGTCCGGCTTGTCGTCCTGAAAACTGCACATTTCCCCGCAATGCTGTATATTCCGGGTAATGATACATTGCCCGTAGCCGTCTATGCCTTCATTCTTCAGAAAAGCACACTCGCCGCACTTACAGTACTTTTTCATCTTTCTCTAATTCCGCAATCAGGGCGTCGGCCATGCTGCATGAAGCTTTAGCTACTATGATCTCTGATCCAATAATGTTAAGGCCATTGTGAGACGCTAATCCTCCAGCTATATGCCCGGCATACACCCGCCGCCAGTACTCGCGGTCAGTATTTAAGTTTTGCTTAATAGCTGGATCGATCATTTCGCGCTTATCCTCGATATGATTTCCATACTCCCCACGTTCCAGCTTCTCCAGATAGTCGTCGTCGCGCATCATAAGGTCGGAAGCGTCTTTGAAATCTTCAATGATTTTACCTCGTTCTGTATGTGAGGCGCTTTGCTCCCAATCGCCCATATCAATTAAGGCCAATATGGGCTTCCTACCGCACCCTTTGCAGTCAAATGCGATAATTCGCGCATTCCTCCCATCCCTCGTACACACCGCCGCACCTCGCTTGGCGGCCTCCAAATCGAAATTCTTCATGGTTTATTCAGTTTTAAGTTTCTCATAGCGATTTCCACATCCACACAGAAGCCGGGTCATCATAATCGGCATAATCTTCATACCCCCGGCGTTTATACCAATCGTGCATCCATGCTGACCTATCGGTCCATAAAACGCATGAATCATAGCCTAACACGCGAGCAATATTCTCCAGCGTGGTCAATAGTTCATTTCCATAGCCTTTTCGTCGCTTACGACGGTCTACCTTTACGTTCTTGAACACGGCGACGGATTGTCCTCTATGGCTGTATATGTCCGCTTTGCTGCATCCGTGTAGGGTTACGTGCAATTTCAAGTCAAGCATGTTCTCATTCTTTTACAAATTTCACATCCTCGTCCGCCCCGATGATCCCCCGGCGGCGCAGGCGCTTGATGAAGTTCTTCATGTTCAACGCTTGTTCGTAGTAGCAGTCCTTTTCGACCTTCACGTCCGATTTGACATGGCGGATAACCGTATCCGTATCAGGATCGTATTGGCGTGTTATCTCGGTTCGCACTTCGGCTTTCGAAGCCTCCCGCGTAGTCGCATTGAACTTGTAAAGGGTGTGACCGGGGACCTTCGTCAAACGGCCGATCAGTTTGTATTCGTTCTGTTTCTTCTCGACGGCTTCGATCTGCGCCTTGCAAATCTTCTCGTTCGTGAGGCCGCCATGTGGGGTTAGAATATCCATAGCTCTATTCGTGAATCTCGCGCCAGCCGATGACTTGCTCATCCGATATTTCCCATTCTTCGGAATCGGCGTACCACCACCCCTCGTCACCCCGGTCTGCTAACGCATAACCTCTTCCGAAGTTGAGTTTTACTAACACAACCTTTTCAATAGGCGGCAACTCCTCTTTCGGGTCATGCCAACGGATCAGCTCTTCACGCTCGGATTTTGCCCCAGCAAGATATGCCTGTATCAAATCCTCGCAGTAAATATCCTGTTCGTCGCTTGTGTCCATGTACAGCGACATTCCATTCCGGGCATACTCCCGGGCTTTCTCAATCGTTCCCATGTTTCAAGTTCTTTAAAGTCTTTCAAACTGTTTAAAGTTTTTTCGCATACTTGGCAAGAAAACGGCCGGCTCGATGGTAGCCTGTATCAACTTTGAGCGTCGCATCGCAACCCACACGGCCATATCCCCAAACAGTTCCGTGGGTCCATCCCGATTTTGATTCCGCAAGGCTACCAATCGGAAAATCTTTTTTGACCTGCTCCAAATTTTCAGCATACACCTGATCCTCGTATATTTCGACGATCTTTTTGGCGGCGCAATATTGTTCCCTCGTTATCATATTTATTTCAATTTTGCGAGAATTTGCGAGAATCTCGCTATTTCAGTAATTCATAAAGTGTTTTATCCTTCGCTATCGTCCCGATTTTCACCCGTCCCGCCTCTTCTTCGGTGTCGAACTTTAGCACCATTTTTTCACGTATTGGACATCCATTGCCCCGCCAAATCACATCGACCATAAGACACCACTTGCCATCCCAAAATGCGGGTCCCTCGAATATCTCGGCCACGTAAGCATATATTCTACGGGTAACTATTTGACAGATCAAGTCGCTCATTTCACCAAATCCGCTTCTTATCGCCGAAACACCTTCGAATAACGTTATCTCTGTCATCATCGGACAACATCCTCCATTTATACCTGTCGTAAATGATATTCCCGACATATTCTCCCGTATTCTTATAAACAGACACAACTACATCGTCGCTGCCAGCTAAAGGCTCTGTAATAAAGTAAGCCATATCGTATTATTTTTCACTCTTTTTGAAATATTCGATAATCTCTGCGACCGTGGCCTTGCGGCAAGTAAGAGAATAAGCAAGGTTTGTATTTCGATTTTTGTGCACACAATACGAACTCCCGGCTAACTCGGTAACAAAATACTGCTCGTTGTAATTCTCATCGTTCATCGCCGCCAGCGCCTTGAACAGCTCGATGTTTTCGCCACAGTCAATAAATGCTGGTGATTTGGGTGTCTTAGCCCAAATACCAACATAACCATCCAAATCAGGATCGTAAGGTTCCGTAACTATTACCCAGTCTTTATGATCATCGCTTGATGTGACGGCAGGAGATACATACCGGCCTATACTCGACAGCCACACAGCCAGTTCTTTCCGCTTCTCCGCATCCTCGACGCGGACAAAGCACGGGGTGGTGAATTTCATCCTATTCTTGTCGTTTTAGATTGTTTGTCCTGTTGATCTCCGCGGCAATAGCCTCGACGGTCTTGCCCCGGCCTCGGCCATTACGGCGCACACGTTCTATTCTCTGGAACCGCCGAATAACTCCCGTTGGTTGAAGGTATTCATCGAGACCTGAATAGGCGACAATCTCATTGAGCCATTCCTTTACGTCGAATCCATCCGGTGGCCCCTGCCAAATGCCATCAATCAAAAAGTTTTTCATTTCTCGTTCAGTTTTTGGATAAATTCATCCATATAGAAGCAGTCATGTTCACCGCATTTAGTTGCCGTATTTGCACATTCGTCATTGCGGAAGTTGCGGAAGAAACAGCGTTTTTTGTGCTCTTCTATCGCTTTCGCCCGTATCTGTTCATAAGCCTCCTCCTCGGCGAGTTCGATAGCGGTAGACACATCCCATCTTGACACGACCAACTCGCGCCCTCCGAATCTTTCAGCATACTCTTGTGCCGTACACGTGGCATGTGTAATGTATTCCTTTGCATTTTCGCTTTTCATGGCTCAATCGTTTTCATCGTTATCGTCATCGGGATAGCTCACATCCTCATAGTTCACGCAGAAGTCGAAGCCCGGATCATCGTCGAATACGCCTTTGGTTTGGCATTCTTCGTATTTTCGGCAGTTGTAGCAATGACATTCGTTTATTAGTCTGTTGGTCTTCATTTTTCTCTTTCCTTTTAGCTCCGCAACGCGGCGGAGGATAAAGTTCTCTCGGTATGCCATATACATCCGGTAATTCCACCATTCAACAAATTCCGAAAAATGAATCGGATGTATCATGCGTATTGGAGCTAACTTCTTGTCAGCCTCCCGCCGCAGTCGTTTCAGTAGGCGTGTTTTCATCGTTTAATCAACTTTGCATGTAAACCATCAATCTCATACTTCCGGTAGCATTTATCGCAGATGATTGGCCCATCCTCATAAACCGGGCATTCCAAATCTTCCCAAACGTCAGTATAATTAATGCCCCTCGCCTGAATCGCATTTCCGCAAATGCACCTGAACTCACAGACGACTTTATACTTAATATCTTCCACATGAATGTGGACATCCAACCGGCCATCATTGGCATCCTTTTCCCGTTGTGTACGTTCGCGCTCGATCTTCTGCAAAAGCGCGATTTGTTCGGGATTGCCGATTTCAGGTTTTACCTCTATATCCCCGCGCATAAATTTGCCATTCACGAGGCGCAACGGCCGCTCAATGCTTGTTACCTGATCTTTCATAATTTTCGTACTTATTTATCGTTTCAAAAATATGCAATGCCACCTGCGGTACTATGGCGTTGCCGCATGCTTTGATGGATTCTCTGCACCACGCAGGAAAGGAGAGATCAGCCAGCTCGCCGGGAAACCCATCATTTCGATCACATACCGGGGATTCAGTCGGGAAGTCGTCCCAGCCTGGTATTCGTCGCTTTGCATTACCATTCTGGGCGATCCGCTCTTGCATTTGACTTGGCTGGCCGGGAGACTGGAATTCGTGGCATCGTTGGCCGTAGGCATCGGCAACAGTCCTATTCGAGCCGCCAGTGCTATTGTCGGTCGGCAGCTCCCGGAGACAGACTCCGGTTGATACGCCCCGATCCGGCATCTATTGCAGTCGGCGTCGGCAGCAACTCCAACGGCATGAACACCGTCTTGCCCTTCTCGCATTGTTTCAATCCCGGCGTCTGTACGGTGGGCAACAAACCAGCATCTGTCCCGTCGGTGAGGAGCGCCGACACCGCAAGCCGGTATAATGTACGGCCGCACTTCGTATCCTGCCGCTTCCAGGTCAGAACACACCTTGTCGAAGACCATTCCTTCCGACCAATTAACAATTCCGAAAACGTTCTCGCCAACGACCCAACGGGGTCGAATAGTCCGAATAACCCGCAGCATTTCCGGCCAGAGGTAGCGGTCATCCTCCGCACCCTTTCGTTTGCCCGCGAGGCTGAACGGCTGGCAGGGGAATCCTCCGGTGAGCACGTCGATACGGTCTCGCCAAATGGTAAAGTCTGTTGTTCGTATGTCTCCATATTGTTCTGCATCGGGAAAATGGTATTTCAGTACTTTGCGGCAAAACGGGTCGATCTCGCAGTTGAAAGCGTTCGTCCAGCCCGCCCACTTGGCAGCCAGATCGAAACCGCCGATGCCGCTGAAAAGGGAAGCGTGCGTCATGGTCATTCGCATAATCCGTAATAGCTCATGCAGCTGGTCGCCGTGTCGTCGTCGAACAAACTGCCCGTGGCGTTCTGCCATTTAACATAGCGCACGACATCTCGGATCGTCGGATATTTCTCGCCGCTGGTGATCGCGTGGGCAGGAATCTTGTCCGGTCCGAAAAACGAGGATCTCAATTCACTTTCGAGGGTTGCAATCTCGTCGATGCGCTCCGGGGCCTGCCGGGCAATATTGAGGATGTCCCGCTGATTCGCCATCACGCACGGCCAGCAGCCGACACGCTTGTAGCCCATCCGGTAGAGCGGGTTCGGCTCCAATCCTGCGTCGAGGATGTAATCGATCACCTGCTGCGCCGACCAGTCGAACACGGGCCGAAGCAGATCGTCGGCGAACTTCTCCCGAAATGCTCGTACCTCCTTGCCCCGATAAGTGTGCTTCTTCGGTTTGCCGTTTTTGTCGTAACCGTAAGGCTCGAAATAGTACTTGAAGTACGTGCATTGCGCTGACATCTTGGCCCGCGCCGGGGATTCCGCGCCTCTGATGCCCTGAATCATCAGCATATTGTCCTGAACCTCGTCCAGCACGTAATCGATCGTCGGCTTGGTTTTTAGTTCTGCCATGCAGAACCGAGCCCGCGTCGAGGGCCAGCGCTTTTTCTGCCGCGCAAGATCGACCATCCCGTCGTACTTCTTCGATTTCAATGTTACCAGGTCGAGGTGCAGTTTGTCGGCGATGCGGTGGATGTACTCGTAAGTCAGCGGATGTTCCCAACCTGTATCGCAGAATACGGTCGTGAAATTATTGGTGATATGCTTCCGCGTCCAAAGAAGCGCCGCAAGGCTGTCTTTCCCGCCTGAAAAGGTTACAATGACTTTCATGGCTCTCCCGTCAATACTCCACGGCCGCCCGACGGTCGATGAAGAAGTGGATACCCGGAGCACATCCGTTCCAGCGGTCACCGTCAAAGTCGGAGACCTCGACGGTAGCGCCGACCGTATACACGAAGTTCGCATCATGGTCCGAATGAATTGTCTCGATGTCGGCTTTGGTTCCATCAGCATTCTGAATCTCCACCACATAGGCTTTGTCGCAGCGACATTTTTCGCCTCCGGCAGAGCTGCGGTGGGCATCCTCCGGGATTTGCAGCTTCACGATATATCCCGAAGCCTTCTTCCAGCCGATAAAACTGCCGTCTGTAGGACAGGCCATGTATGCACCTCGGGCGTCGCGCAGGTTGGCGTCGCGCAGGTTGGCACCGCGCAGGTTGGCGTGGCGCAGGTTGGCGTAGCGCAGGTCGGCGTCGCGCAGGTCGGCGCCGCGCAGATCGGCGTCGCGCAGGTCGGCGTCGCACAGGTCGGCGTCGCGCAGGTCGGCGTCGCGCAGGTTGGCGTAGCACAGGTTGGCGTGGCGCAGGTCGGCACCGCGCAGGTCGGCGTTGCACAGGTCAGCGTTGCACAGGTCGGCGTTGCACAGGTTGGCGTCGCGCAGGTTGGCGTAGCACAGGTCGGCGTCGCGCAGGTCGGCACCGCGCAGGTCGGCGTTGCACAGGTCAGCGTTGCACAGGTCGGCGTTGCACAGGTCGGCGTCGCGCAGGTTGGCGTAGCACAGGTTGGCGTGGCGCAGGTCGGCACCGCGCAGGTTGGCGTCGCGCAGGTTGGCGTCGCGCAGATCGGCGCCGCGCAGATCGGCACCGCGCAGGTTGGCACCGCGCAGGTTGGCACCGCCTTTCAAGGCCTCCGTTACCGTTTTGGCAAGCGTATTGTCAACGCTCGAATACTCGAAAAGGATAGAACCTGTCCAGCGGTTCTTGATCGATATTTTAATCTCTTTATTCATGGTTGTTGTGTCACATTGTTAAATACCAACGTATTTCCGACTGGAATTCCTCGAACGTTCGGCAGACGACGTGTCTGTTCCCGTTCGTGATTGCGAGTGAACGCCATTCGATTTGCGCGTCCGATAGGACGGAACGCCGGTCGGGAGTCTTCATTTCGATACATAGGGCGTTGAAGCCTCCACGTCCGAGCAGCAGGATAAGGTCGGTAACGCCTGCCGTTACGCCCTCGGCTTTCATTATCGCGGCTTCCGTGCGGCTCCGGGCGCCGCCGTTCGGTACGGCGAACAGGAGCTTCCCGATGTCCGGGTATTGGAGTCGAAACCAGCTGACGCACATTCGTTGCAGGTGTGATTCGATGTGTCGTGTCATGGTGATTATTATAACTCGTCCGGGATATTATATCGCGCCTTGTCTCCTTTGAGCACCCATCCGGGCTTCTCGGCCCCGCTAATGCGTATCGGAGCATAATCGTCCGTGCTGCCGCCGTTCCGGGCCACCTCATTGCACATCGCGGAATACGTCAGAATCCGACATTTCACATCGATGCCCAAGATGTCGGCGATCGTCAGCCGTTTGTACGTGAACGTGTCCAGCACCCTGTTCAGGGCGTATTCCAGCCGCTTCCCGCTCATTCCCGTCTTCCCGATACGCTCGGCAAGGATAGAGAAGAATTCACTCGACATATCCGGAAAACATACGGACAGCTTATGCACAACCGTGGCGATATGTGCTGCCGATGCCGGAGGCCCTGCAAGTACGGATACCTCCTCACTCCCACTCTTGGCGAGTGTGAGCGCGAGAGATTCCCTCGGCGACGGCCCGAGCGAGCTCATCAGGGCCTGGGGGTTGATTCTTTGTACTTCGTCCATAGTCATTTGTCGTTTTCAGCGGGAATAACCCCGCCCAGTTATTTGCCATAGATTGTCGGATGATCTTACGGGCAATGTCCGGATCCCCGTTTGAAAGTTCCCGCAATTTGGAATAACAAGCCTTTAATCCCTGCTGCCGATAGGTCTGTCCGCGTTCAGACTTGTAAGCAAGCCATTCCGCCATCACTGGCTGGAACGAAGGTTCGACGAAGGATAAATCAGTCTCTTTTCTTTTGCCGCAACTTTTCTTTTTCTCTGGGCCGTTTTCTACGGATTCATCGTCAGAGTCAGGAGAGCCGATTTCCCCCTTAGGGGGATTATAGGGGGTACTACTATCCCTATCCTTTTCCTCTCCTATTATAGTCACTGATTGATCACTGATTGATCCATGATTGATCACTGATTGATCAGTGAATTTAGCTAAAATATTGTCTAATAGCTTCTTATCGATGTTTACATCGTCCAAATTAGGTCGATTGATTATTTGGTGACGGGAGAAAGTAGGAAGATAATAGAAACTCTCCGATTTGACGGAGAGAAGACTAATAAAACCGGTCTCCTCGAGCAACCCTAACCACGCCTCCAGTTGTTGGATCTGTATTCTGTCGTAAGGAAATATTTTTGATTTTAGCCAAACGGGATCGGCGATCACCACACCCAAATCGTCCGCAAAGGTCCAAAGACCTATATATAGCAGACGGGCGTCACGAGGGATTCGGCCTATTTTCGCGTCATCCCAAAATTGTGGCTTTATAGTTCGTATTCTTGCCATATCATAGCCATATTTGCTGGTGTTGCATCTCCCTTTCGATGAAGCCTATCCACTCCGCCTCGTCAGGCGCTGGCAGGTCTATTCCGGCCTCCGCGGCCGCCCAGTTGCGGAAACGCTCTATTGCCGTTGTCATCTCTCCGGTGTCGAGGTCCCGGCTCGATCGGAGCCTTTCAATCTCTTTGTGCATCAGTTCGTCGAACTCGACACGCACGAACAACTCCGGATTGCAAAACCTCTTGAAATACTCCGTTTTCACGTACGACAGTGTGCATCCTGTCTGCATTGCGAACTCGCCGAGTATCACGTGCAAATAGCGGTTCTGCGGGGAAGTACGCCGGGGCTTGCGCTCCGAACACTCGACAACGGCCCGACGCGTCATCAGAGCGTTTGCACGTCGCTTGAAGCGCTCCCGGTCGATGTCGGTGTTTAGATCGTAAACCATACGGCACTACATCAGAAAGGGAGGTCATCCACGTTCTCGGCGACCGGCAAATCCGCAACTTGATCGGGCGTCGGCTCCGCCGGGCGAAATACCACTGACTTACCCCGGCCTACATACACCCGTTTGTCCTTGCGCTCGCGCTCCTCCTTGGACTGACGCATGAACACACAGTGCGTGTTCTCGTACTGATCAGCCTCGCGGAGTTCCGAAACACAAATAGAAATGTACTTCTTGCCGTTTTCAGCAACGAAAATCTTGTCCCTGGGAATGTCGCTGACACACAACGACACATTGATAAGTTCTGCCATTATTCCTATTGTTTTTTGAAAGTTGTCTTGATTACTGTTTTGCTGCTCCGAGCCGGCGGGAACATCACCACGCCAGTATCGGGGTCTGCAACCCCAGATGACGGTATGTGCTTCAACATCGTTTCCCGTTCTTTGATGTCGGCTTTCAGGGCTTCCAGCGTGGCGTACATATCCGCCAGCTTGCTATCGCCGCACATCGAATAATCGTATTTGACGCCGGATTCGCACTCTTCCAGCACACAGTCGCCGAACGTCTGTTTCTTACCGTATTTAGATAACTCCCGCAGCGTGATGTCTCGCACATCAACGTTATCCTTGTAGATGGCTATGGCCTTTTCCATACGGCTGATGTTGATATGGGCCGTTATCGGGTCTACCTCCCCGTTTACAACCGAGGAGATAGCCCGGGCGGCCAGCTCGGAGGCAGACGCCGTTTCCCGAATCAATGTTGCCTGTGTCTCCATATCACTTCGCATTTTTCCGAGCCTGACGGTATGATTCAAAGAGCGCCGAGAAGCGATCGACGACTTCCGCATCGGCATCGTATGATTTCAGCAATCGCGCTCCGGCGTCGAAATCCGCGGCATAGTTGGCCGTAGTGAGAAATCCATACATCCATTTCATCAGCTGATCGCAGGTAATGGGGTTGTCCAGGTGTTCCATAGTGATGCGCTTGCGGGCCGGAGCAGTTGCCGGGACCGTGGACGGTTGTGCTGTTTTGGTACTTTGTGCCGCCGCCCGGTTGGCGTTCTCCGTGTGCCGCTCGTCCGTGTCCGCATCTTTCGTATCGTCGATGCAGAACAACCCGTTAAGGGCATATTTGCGGGCATAACTGGATGCTGTACCCGTTATCTGCGACCCGTCCATACCCTTCTTGTCGAGGTCCTCGCGGGCAAAGGCCGTTGCCGTCTCGACCTCTCCGGCGGCGTTCGTGATGCGCGCCGTGGCCTTCACGTAGTAGCGGTCCCCGACGGCGACGATGTCGTCGCACAGGTTCAGGACGCATTCGTGCGCCTTGAGTATCGGTTTGACCGCTTCGAGAATATCCTCGCAGCTTCGATATTTGTATTTTCCGAAGTCGTTATACTGCCCTTTGGGGGCTTTCAATTCCGATTGGATGGCGATTAACTCTTTCATGGCTTAGTCTTCGATATAGGTTACTTCCGGTGCTGTAACTTTGGCCGGATCAAGATTGCGCATGCAATCCCGTTTGGCCTTCTCGATCTCTTTGGCCGTCATGCGGCGGTTCTCCTCATGGCTGGCGATCAGCTTGCCAGTAGCACGGCTTCTGACTTCAATACGTGTTCTCATAATATTATAAGTTGTTTCGTTTTGCGTAATCGTTCATTCGTTTTGCCAGGCACGGACGGGAACAATCATAGATCGTGTCCCATACTTCTGTAACCGTGAACCCCTCACCGGGGGCGCTCAACAGATCGTCCCATAGGTAACGGCGCTCCACGGTGATGTGAAATACACCCCAGTCCACTTCGAAGGTAAATCCGTCGACATCCCCGTAGGTATAATACTGGCCTCGATCTGAATCTTGGGCATCTCCGGGTGTCTTATGTTCGAAAAAAGCGGCGAACATTTTGAAGAGCAGCTTCATCGACTTGTCAGACAATGTGAATTCGTTAAGTGTCGGACGCTTTTTGACGTTGCCCGTAATATATTCGCTGGGAATGTCCACCAACTCCTCTGTAACCGGAAGGGCCGGGGATGTTGTCGTGGTGTGGTATTGCGTGTTCATGGTTAATCGAATTTTTCAAATACGCGGGTGAGAATGACCTCCACGACGTCGTAGATGCGCTTGTCGGAGTAGACGATACCGAAAACTGCGGCTATCACCAATAGCGGCAGAACCAGCGTTACAAGATGCTCCATGATTCAGCGGTTTAGAATTTTTTGATGCGAATCGACCCGACCTCTATTTCGGTCGAGAAATACCGATCTTCGCAGTCGGCAATGGCATATCCCAGCGCAAGAAGAGGATGCGCCGTTTTGTAGGGACACGAAAAATCGAGCCCCACGGGTTGATTGCCGTACTCTTTGTGTACGGTTGCGGTAAAGGATACCTGGTATGTTTGCTCTTCGCTCAGAGTGAGTTTCCGCATGTCGCGGAGAAAATACGGGAAGCGCTTTGCGCGCGGTGTGGTCTGGGTGTTATTTACCCGGGTACCACTTTTAACTTGGTCTCGCATTGTCAGTTAAAAGTTTAAATTAATATGTAAAGGGCAATAAAAAAGGCGTTGCCCCAGTCAAGTTTGCGAGACCGACACCCTCGGTATAACCGAAAGTGGACAAGGGACAACGCTTTATAAAGCGTTAGATATGTTCTTTGTTGATACCAAAGGTATCGATCTCGCGACAGCAAAGGTAGAAAATCATTTCGAATCTGCAAAATTATTTGCCATCGGCATCGAAAAAAGGTATCGACGGCGTCTCCTTACGGGCGATTCGGTACATCATCTCAGCCTTTGCGCCGTTGATGATCTTACCCGCAATGTTGGCAATCTCCGATGCCTCTTTGGTCTCGATCTCTCGTGCTCGAAGCTCTGCATACACGCGGCCCAAATCGGCCGTCAATTCCCGGATGTTCTTAATCTCTTTCATCGTTTTGTTGTTTTTTGATTTCTCGGTATAGCTTTAGTTGAATACGTTTGTATTCGATTGTTTCTGGGGTTACTGGGAGGTTGAGTTGTTTTAGTTTATACCTTAAATAACCGTCAGACAATATCTCGCGCCACTTGCGGTTATATTCCAGCACCTTCTCGGGATTGGCAGCGTATCGTTTGCGTTTATATTCACGCACCTTCTCGGGATTGGCAGCGTATCGTTTGCGTTTATATTCCCGCACCTTCTCGGGATTGGCAGCGTATCGTTTGCGTTTATATTCCAGCACCTTCTCGGGATTGGCAGCGCGCCACTTGCGGTTATATTCCCGCACCTTCTCGGGATTGGCAGCGTATCGTTTGCGTTTATATTCCAGCACCTTCTCGGGATTGGCAGCGCGCCACTTGCGGTTCCTTTCCGCATTGCATTGTTTGCAAGTATGGCTATAACCTAATGCGCATGTCTTATCTTTTACAAACTCGCTCAACGGCTTTTCCTGCCCGCATTTGCGGCAGACGCGGGTAATGTCATCCATAATTTCTTACTTTTAGGGGTTATTCGTAGATAGGACGCCAGCCGACAATACTACTATGGCGGTAATACTATTGCGACGCAGGGAGGATTAGAACAGCCGCCCCCGAACATTATCATCCGGACGCCTCACAGCATCCGCCCACCGCTCGTGTACGAACATCTTTTCTACGCGTTTTATCGTTTTTGATGATGAATAGGTGCATGCTTTGTCAATACTCGCAAAGCATATAAAGTCGTCCGGCATGGAATATTCAGAAACGAACACCGGGAATTCCATGCTCCGCAGCCATCTATAAAATCGTTCATGGTCGAAATCGTCGATATACCCCGTCGTGTTAGCATACGGCGGGTCGCAGTATACCGTCGCGCCCGGCGGTATAGCAACATCGCTGTAATCCTTTCGGGACAGTTTCAGTCTTTCCAGACTTTCCAGACTTTGCAGTCTTTCCAGACTTTGCAGTCTTTCCAGTCTTTCCAGACTTTGCAGACTTTGCAGACTTTGCAGACTTTGCAGACTTTGCAGTCTTTCCAGTCTTTCCAGACTTTGCAGACTTTCGTTTAAGGACGCCCACGGAATAGTTAACGCCGGTAAAATTTCTTGCAACTTCTCGTATTGTTCAGAGGATGGCAACATCCATTGAGATTCGCAAAAATAATGCCCACTCATATAATTCCCAAGGTGTCGGTCGACATCTTTTTGCGTAAGACCGGATAATTTCAGGGCGTTCTGTAAATATTTTCGCAAATACGCTGATTTAACCCGAAAAACATCTGTATGTATCGCCTTTGTATTCAATGTGCCGTCCGCATTGTATTGAGGTGCCACGTCGCACGCTGCGCACAACTTCAGCACCTTTTGCGTCAGCTCTCCTATTTCATCACGGACTTTTGCAAATTCCCGGACAAATCCTTTCCATGCCAACCGCGCGCTCGTGGGCGTTCCCGCGAAAAATATCGCGTGCATGTGTTTTTTGAACCGCTCAACCTCCGGATTATATAGATATGCCTGCATACCAGTCCCAAAGCTCCAGCAAAGCCGCACGTAGGGGGCGTCATCTTTGAGACGGAAGAAATCCTCCCGACTGATCCATCGACATTCATTCCGGTATTTCCCATCGATGGCATCACGGAAGACTTGGGGATATTCCGCAATATCGTTTGCAATGAAACGTCCGAATTTACCAGACAATATGGCAGCGTGAGTTACCGCACATCCTCCGGCGAACAAATCCACGAACGTATGCGACGCGGGAAGATTCGAAATAACCCATTTCGCAATACTATTCTTAGAACCCTTATAAGGTAATCCGTAATTCATAGCTAATCTAAATGTGTTGCCATCCTCCGCGACCTCTCGGCGTTTTTGAGATAGCGCGCCTTGTATTTCTCATTGGCTTTCTCCGGAGGAACCAAGATTACCGTGTTGTTATCAAGCCGTAAAGGCACGAGACCCTTTTCTTTGAGCTCATTGATATAACTCTGCATATAATAGATGATTGTTTATTTCAAAAAATGCGGGGGACTTACGACGATCCCCCGCGGTGGCGACACAGCTTCCGCGCCGCCGGTTTGCGTTCTTTGCCCGTTTCGTGAGCTTCCGCCTCGGCCTTGCTACTCTTTTCACGCGGCCTCGGATTGTCGAGGGATATACCCTCTTTCGCTTCCGTTGATTGAATGACCCTTCGATCAAACTAACAACGTGGGGATCGCTCCCCTGTTGAGCTACCCGGATTCGAACCGGAAGCGCCACCTCCAAAGGGTGATGTGTTACCGTTACACCATAGCTCAAAATGCCGGTCTTTCCCGGCTGTCAGATGCTTTCGTATAACCTGTCCGATAGAGTCAAGCGTCTGTTCCGCTTTGCCATTGCCGTGCAATCGGCAATAATCCCTTGCGCTATCGTCGCTCTACTTGCATCACCAACAAAGGGGTTGCGGAGGGTGAGAGATTCGAACTCCCGAAGCGTTACCGCTCGCCGGATTAGTAAGCCGGAGCCTTCAACCACTCGGCCAACCCTCCAAATATCGCCCGCGGGCCTCACGGATGGCGGGCGACGTGCAATGATGGATAAAGAAAGGAGGCGTTAATACGCCTTATTATTTGATGAAACGCCCGTCGGCGCCGCGTTTACGCCGATACTTTTGTAATTCGGCCTCAGCGGCATAACGAATGTTCCGTTCTTCGGCGCACTTTTTCAGAAGATTATTGCGATCTTTCTCGCCTTCGGCAAAGCTCCGACGGATGTCCGCATTTACTCGCTCAAGCCGTTCGATCTCCGCACGGTATCTCTTTCGCGGAGTGAAGTCAATACCCATAAATTTTCGGGTTTTGAATGTATCGGTTTTCATATTTGTGCAATTTCAGGGTTAACGACCATATGATACTCTTTGTAGCGGACAACCCGCCCTCTGTCTGCGTCGTGGCTGTAACACCAATCGCCAACGATGATGTAGCCTTTGCGCCGGAGCCTCGTGACAATCTTCCGCAGCTCCGTCGTGCCAAATTTGCTCATCGCTTTCCACACGGTCAGCGTTCCTCCTCTGATGAAGTAGGCCAATATGCGAGCCTGTGGCTTTTTTAAATTCTCCATAGTCTTGAAATTTTAAGGTATTCGTGCCCTGACGCCATCGAAGACAAGGCTCGCCGAATAAATAGTGGTATACGCCAGCCGAAGCCGGTTATCTATTTGGTCGCCATCAGGGCATAAAAGCGGGATTGCGCAAATGACTACAAGCTTAAATCGCAAATGGACAGAAAGAACGTGTGCACAAAACCCGCATTGGAGCCCGGATAGGTACATTCAAACCACACCGGGCATAATATGCATTCAATTTATCCCGGTGGTCCTCGCCGCTCATATCATCGCAGCTTCGGGTCCTATGCCAGTCTTTCGCGCATTTCGGCTATTTGCTTACTCGCGGCCGCATCTTCTCAATGGCGGCACATAGTGCAGTACGTTGCAGGCGTCGGTCGGAATGGTGTGGCTCCGACTGCCGGATCGCTTTCTGCCTTGCAGCTGGGGTTATTGCCAGCGATTAAACCCCTAACCCTTGCGGGATGCTATCTTGGGAGTGCGGCAGGATTCGAACCTGCCACGCACTCCTTGTTGGTTTAGTTCTCTATCAGCTCCTCCACCCGGAAGCCTCGGCTTCGGCGGGGATTGCGCAACCTGCGACATTCGAAATCCGTACTGAACACCTCCACCGAGAACAGACACAGCAGAACCGCGGCCCCGATGCGTCGGGTCATCTCGGACACGTTGAGCGTGATGCCGAAATTCTGCGTGAAATACCAGGTAACCAATGCCTGCAAGGTCCGCTTCGTCCCCGTCTTGTCGTAGATGCTCTGGAGGTGGTTCGCTACGCATTGGTAGATCACGTTCATCCGTTCTGCGATCTCGCGGGCCGAATAGCCCAGCACGACGAGGTTCATCACCTCACGTTCGCGTTTGCTCAGTATGGCGTCAGTTTTCATAGTCTTAAGCCAGCCCCCAGGGATCGGATACTCCCCATTTGGTAAATATCTGTTCGATCTTTTCCCGTTCTGTGGGCGTATGGTTCACATAGCCGTATTTGCGATTGTGGAACGCTTTGTCGCATAACCCGCCTTCTTTTAACGCCTGACTAATCTCATCCATAGCAATGCTGGCGAGGTCCCGGCCTTTTCTCCGGGCGCGGATGATGTTGTAACCCTTTACAAAGGCGCAACGCTCGATGTCTTCTTGTGAATGATTCATTGTTATTATTGTTTTTTTGTATATTTTTACATTTTAATAATCGGTTGTGCGACTCAGGAGTTGCTACGAAAGACAGCATCGGGCTGAGCGGCACGGGGAAGACTGCATTCGTAATATCGGAGGGTGGCGCGAAATATATCTACGAGCGAGAGCAAGAAGATATAAATACCCGCGCCCTCGAAAACGAAAGCCTCAAACTGTCTGTCGCCGAGATGAAGCGGAACAAGGTGGCATTTTGGCTGACAATATTAAACTCCATAATACTACTGCCTACCGTGTTTAAGATGGTCAAGGCGCTTATTCTGTATCTTTCTAATCTCTTTTAATACAGTCAAACGTCTACGCCGTATGCGCAGCGCGTCGAGCCTGAGCCATATTGCCGCTACCAATAATACGACATTTAGCACTTGCAAAATCGTTAATACAGTAATGGTTGTATCCATTCAAAGAACGTTTGTAAACCCTATTGGCACACTATTTTGCCCTTTCGGATTTGGTTGTTTCAATCTTTTTTATATATCTTTACATTGTTTTGTGGAGTATAACTCTTTACCTTTGCGGTGTAGTTCAATTCCACAATGCAAATATAAGGTTTGTATTGGATATATTCAATAGTTATTGAAATATATTTTATAATTATTTTTTATAATATCCCGCAGTTTTATAAAATGATTGATATAAAGAGACTTAAGGCTGAACTTGGGTTAAGTCAAAAAGAATTAGGCGCAATTATGGGGTTAAGACAGCCGCAGGTTTCTACCGTTTTATCTGGTAAAGGTTCGTTAAGGGAAGAACACATTATTAGATTAAAGCAAGCATTGGGCGATAAAATCAATAAATATATAACGGAACAATGCGACGCAACGCATTTAGATAACAACAGTATTAACCCAACAAACACACAGGCGAAGATGGATCCAATAACATCGGACTACATCAACACCCTGAAAGAGCAGCTTGTTGTAAAAGATGAACAAATCAAAGCTCTGCTTCGACAGCTGAATTCCAAGGGTGACGATGAAGTCCTCTCTCGACGGTTGGGTGCAGTCGAAAAAAAGCAGGATGAACTGACGGATAAACCGTGACGCGCTCGTCGTGCAGATTGCACCCGAAAGGAGGCGAACACCCTCCTTTCAAAATGGGCAATTTTGCAATGGGCTAAAAAATGTTCTTTTCAGATATATTAACGCATTGTGCGACAAATCATTGTATCGCAAAAAGCCGAGGGGAGGAGGGATTTTTGAGGTGAAAATAACAGATACGGGCTTCCCCCCATAAAACAAAGTGAAAATGCCCCTCTCCGAGTATCCGGGGGGGGCAAATTGTATAAACCAAAAATTAAACACCATGAAGAAACTTTTACTTACTATTTCTTTGGTTTTGTTTGCGGCCCCTATGTGGGCGCAAGTCGATAAAGAGGCGGATCAAAAAAGATACGGGAAAGGGCAAATGCCGTTTAACGAAAAAGGCGAGGTCGTGTTTTCCCGAGTTGTTCATGAGGAAGGACATGACAAGAAAGCCCTATATAATGCGACAAAATTGTGCATAACGAATATATTCAATTCGGCAAAAGATGTTATTCAATTAGACGATCCCGACCAAGGAATTATTATTGTAAAAGGATATTCGGTTATCCCAACAAGGGCGGCAATGGGAATGATCGTGGATGCAAATATATACTACACACTTGACATAAGATGTAGAGATGGGCGTTATAAAATTGATATTCGACAAATCAAAGGACATTCTCCTGCTGGGATGACTAATGGTGTATATTTACCAGCGACAGATACCCCAGCAGAACTTCTCACTTATGACTTATGCTTTAAACAAAATGGTAAAATGAAAGCAATAGAAGGTTTTTACCGCCGGGCTATCATAGACTGCTGTAATCCTCTATTAGATCAGATTCAGAAAGATGTTCATAACAATTTAACCGCCAATTCTGCTAATGATACAGAAGATTGGTAACCCACCCTCCCAACTCCCGGGCCACGAGCTCGGGGATTTTTTATACATATTGAACAATAAACCGCTTTAAAGTTGTTTTTCTCCCCGAGAAAAACACGGACATTTTGAACAATCTATCCCATTAAAACCCGGGCTATTCGCATCGGGTTTACGGTGGGGATCAAGACTTCGCATCGGGTTTACGGTGGATGCATAGGCCTTCCTCCACGAACTGTGCGGCGGTCATCCGGCGGGATTTCAGCAACGCGCGCAACTCGTCTCGCAATTCCGGGGGGAGGCGCAAGCTTACAGTGACCGACGGCGCACTGCCTTTACATTTGCGTCCAGCGCCCGGGCGCGCACCGCCCCGTTTCGATGCATCCTTATTCATGTTGTGTGATTTTTTGAAGCAAGGCAACGGAATCGCGGGCCGACTGAATCGCGCTTGTGAATCGTTCCGTGGCCGCTTCACCGTTCATATCGACCATGCGTGACCGTTGCGACTTTGCCATCCGCAGGATGTCGTCAAGAGCGGCTATCTGATCGTCATACGGCTGGCCGTCCCGTCGAACGGCTGATTCTTCGCCGTGTATGTAGGCTTTGAAAGCCTTCTTCATCAACGGCCGAAGTCTGTTGATATGCGCAACAGGCTCATGCAACATTCGCACGACCTCCAGCACGCACAATACATTTCCAATGATGGCAAAATAGTATCGGTTATCTATTTGCGATTCGGATAGACAGGCGATGCTCTGCTCGAACTCTGCACGGCGTGATTTGGGAAGTTTGTATACTCTGGCGATGAACCCGACCTCCCGATCGGTGCAGACGATGAAGTCGTCGGAAAAACGAGACGATTCCGAACGGCGACTTCTATCGATAATAAATGCAGGATACTCTTTCATCTATTTTTGAATAATTATGGCAATAGCGTAGGTTGTCGAATCTTCTGTTAGTTTCATATAAGAGGAGTAGTCCTCCTCGCCGGTTATGGGATTTATGTTATTTTCAAAATTCAACCCCTCCCATGTGTTGCCCACATTTATCCAACTCCACGGAGCAGATCCGGCTCGTTGTTTGATAATGACCGGCTGGCGATCGAACTGATCCAAATGTAGGATATCGGCAATGCGTTCTATATCTTCCCACTTGTCGAAATCGTAAATTATCACTTCAGTACTACGGTTGATAATTTGAAGAAGTACCCCACCGATTTCAATGCGCTTTACATTAGCCTCGGCATTCTTGATAATTTCCTCTTTCGATACTTCGGCCTCCAATTGATCAGCCTCCATGGTGTTGAACGTGTGCAGCTCATCGACTTTGTCCGTCGAAATCTTATTCGCCGCGAAAGCGATGCACCAACGCTGTTTTTCGGACAACGTGATAGCCTTGCCGATATTTATCGATTCGAGAACACGATTGCAGATGTCTACGACGAATCCTTCGCCATTCTTGGCGACGAGCTCGAGAACGATCATGGCTTCGTCCGAATATTCGAATTCACCCATGCCGACGTAGTCGCCGTCTACCATGTTGAAGATGTTGATAGCCTTGCCCGATTCAATGGCTCCTTTGACGCGATCGTAAGAATTGATAAAGTTTTTCATAGTTGCCGCTTATGGCCCGTCGGCCTTGTTTAGTTGTTTTGGTATTGCAAATATAAGCATTTAATTTGAATATGCAAAACATTTTTTCAAAAAATCTGAAAATTTTTCGTCAAACTATTGCACAATGTGCCGATAGTTCGCTCCTTTGCATCGTAAGCCTGTGATGAAGCAGGCCACGGACAAGAAAAGCGGCAACATCCGCGAGTCTTAACGACGAAAGGACACGTTGTTGGTAGTATGTTTCCTGGGAACGAGGGCCTGTGGCTATTCATCCGGCCGCAGACCCTTTTTCTATGGCAAAGAGAACGGAAGGATTCAATAAGACACTCGACAGCAAGCCCGCCCGCAAAGTGGGCCGCCCTCGTGCATATACCCCCGAAGCTCTTGAAGTCAAGTTCGAGGAGTATGCAAAATGGGTGAAAGCGAATCCACGATACAGCAACAGGGTATTGGCCGACGGCTCTGTTATTCCCGTACCTTACGAACGACCGCTGACACTTGTAGGATTCTGCGTGTTCGCGGAGATTGTAGAGAATACTTTCCGGGAATACGAAAAGCAGGATGAATTTTTGAGCGTGTGTGCGCGCGTGCGCGCGCGAATCGAATCCGATCAGTTGGAGGGGGCTATGTGTGAGCAGTACAACTCGACGATTGCATCGCGTGTTCTGCATCTTGCCGACCGCCAGGATGTGACAACCAACGGCAAGGCGATAACGGCCGCAATACAGCCTATTTCCGTGGTCCTCGATCCCGAAGCTGCCAAGACTATTCAGTCCATCGGCAAAATGACAGTGAAGGAATGACGCCCGATCCCGTAACATACAGAGGCAAGACCTACAAAGTCAAAATGTACCTCTACCAGCTATACGACGGGAGCGGCGCCGTCGTCCGTATCTTCGACGAGGGAAGTTCCCGATCCGGAAAAACTTTCGACACGGCAGACTTTCTGTATGACATCTGCGCATCATCGTCCGTACCTCTTAAAATATACTGTTATCGGGCCACGCTTCAAGATTGCAAGGAAAAGACGCTGGACGACTTCCGCAAGAAGCTGCAACTACGCGGCGTATACGATCCCGATTGTATGCGTGGCGAAAACATTCTCCCTGAATATCGCATCAAGGATAGCGTGATTCGTTTCCGGGGTCTCGACAAAATGGATGTCAAAGAGGGCCACGACTGCGACATCGTATATTTCAACGAGATGCTCGACGGTGTAAGCCGTGCGCAATTCGACAATATCACCATGCGTTGCACGCGGATGGTCATCGGTGACTGGAACCCGAAATACACGGAGCATTGGGCGTTCCATATGGAGGGCGCTCCGGATACTATTTTCACGCACACGACGTACAAGGATAATCCCTTCTGCCCGGCGGGGGTTCGCCGCACAATCGAGGGATACGAACCCACTCCCGAGAATATAGCCGCCGGAACTGCCGACGAATGGCGCTGGAAAGTGTACGGCCTCGGAGTACGTGCCGCGCAGGAGGGGCTGATATTCCCCGACATCGACTGGATCGACGAATTCCCCGAAGACATCGAACGCGTTGTGTTGGGCCTCGACTTCGGATTCACAGCAGACCCCACGGCCTGCGTACGTGTCGGATTCCGCGCCCCGAACCATCTTTACTTGCAGGAGCTGATATATCAGCCTATCGACGACACTTCGAAATTATATACAGCGCTTTCGCCGCACTTCTCAAACGGAGTATCCCGATGTTATGCAGATAGCGCCGACAAATATGCCAAATCCCCCGAAAGCATGATAACCGCAATGCGCATTAAAGGGCTTACGGTTATCCCCGTGCGGAAATACCCGGGGTCTGTCATGGACGGCATCACGGCCATGAAAGGATGCAAGATACATTGCGTGCGTTCGCGCAACATGCAGATAGAAGCAAACTCGTACGTGTGGGAGACGGTGAACGGCATCGCCATAAACTACCCGCACGACGAATTCAACCATCTATGGGACGCTGCCAGATATGCCGTTCAGTCTGAATTCAAGAACCTTATTCAAATAGCTGCATAATGAATCTATTCGGCTACGAAATACGCAGGAAAAGCAATAATACAGCCTCAAATTTGCCGGCATCGACATTGAGCTACATCGGCGTACCTCCGGTATTTCAGGGATCAACTGAAACCGTGGGGACGATCGACACCAGGGGCAAAGCGGGACAAGCCAAAGCATACGCACTTTGCTCGCCGCTGATGTCTGTAATCTCGAAGAAATGCGCGGCAATTAAGAATCTACGTCTTGCAGCCACCACGGAAGACGGTGAAGATATCGAACGACCGGACGCCGTGCGGACTATATCTCGCCCTAATAGCGTGCAAGGCATCGCGGACTTCGTGGCATACATCGAGGTCATGACGCAGATTTTCGGCAAAGCCTATATCGTACGCATGGAATCAGTGGGATTCTCGGGAGCTTTCGAGCTGTTCGTTGTCCCCAATCTTTGCGTCACGGAAAATGCCGCAATATCTCCGGCGTTATCGTTCATGCCCGATGCGGATATCGTGGATTACACGGTGACCATTTGCGGGTCTTCGATGAAGATAGCCAAAGAAGATATGTTCATCGTGAGGGATGCCTCTTATGATCTCAATGCTTGCGGCGGCAACATCTCCCGAATGGTATCATTACAGAAGCCGGTGAATACTTTCGTGGCATCCTACGAAGCGGTGCATGAACTGATGATCAACCGCGGTATGCTGGCTATTATCTCGCTGACATCCGGAAGCGGCGATATTATTCGAGATGCTCGGCTGCCGGAAACAGAGTCGGAGAAGAAAAACATACAACAGGCATTCAGAAAGTACGGCATCCGGTCCGATCAATTCAAATACGCGATCACGTCCATGAATGCTGCCGTAAGTCCGGTATCGTCAACGATTACCGATCTGGGACTGACCGACGTACAGAAAGCCTGCAAGAAAGAAATTGCGGACATCTACCAAGTGCCGAGCGTGCTGCTCGACGTAGAGGGTTCAACGTACGCCAACGCCAAAGAAGCGAAGGCGATATTATATAACGACGCGATAATCCCCGAGGCGAATAATATATTCTACGTGCTCAACAGGATATATGGCTTTGAGGATTTCAAGGTGATGCCCTACTACGATCATCTTGAACTCTTCCAAGAATCTAAGCGCGAACAGGCGGCGGGCATGACCAATCTCGTAAATGCCTTGAATAACGCCGTGTCCGGAGGTCTGATGACTACGGAGCAGGCTAAAACAGAACTTTTGAAATATATCGTATAACATGAACTTATCTCAGCAAATAGAAGCGCGCCGGGCGGCAATGGGCAACACTTGCCGCAAAGAGTTCGCCGTGACAAAAGCGGACATTGCGAACGAAGACGAGCATATTATCCTCGTGAAGTTCGCCAATTTCGGTAACAAGGACAGCGCGGGCGATATTCTTATCAAAGGATGCTTCGCCAAGTCCATTAACGATAGGGGCCCGGGATCGGCCACAAACCGCAAAATCGCGTTCGTATGGCAACATGATTTCGCCGACCCTATCGGCCGGATACTGTCTATCGAAGAGCGCGAAGACGGCGCATATGCAGAAGTTAAGCTGAGCAACTTCGACGCGGTGCCGAATGCAAAGCGCGCGTGGTTCCAGCTCAAAGACGGCGATATTAATCAGTTCTCGTTCGGATTCAATTACGTATGGGACAAAATGGAATATGACGAAGCCCTCGACGCGTTCATCGTTAAGGAAGTCGTGTTGCATGAAATATCCGTCGTTACTGCCGGAGCCAACGAGGAAACGGCATTCGTCGGTGCTGTGAAGAGTTTACCGGACGCCATCAAGGTTATGAGCGATGCTCTCAATGCGGCGTCATTGGAGGAGAAAATGAAGATCAAAAAGCAAATCATCGAGACATTGAACGCAGCCGAGCCGGAGAAACCACTCACTGAAAATATGTTCGGGAAAATAGGTTCACATATCAATTAACCAAAAAACACAAAGAAGAATGGAGATTAAATCATTTGTGCTTCCCGCTGGCGTAGAGTTCAGCGAGGACGAGAAAAAGGGCCTGAACGCGCTCGGAGATTATATCAAAGGGCAGTTCGAGGAGATGGTGGCAGGCATCAAGTCACAGAACGAGATCGTCGAGGCTGTCAAGGAGGAGTTCGGGAAACTCGGGCTGTCGCCGGCGAAGATCGAAAAACTGGAGGGCGCGCTTAAAGCCCAAGGCGTCGAGATCGCCACGATGAAGAAAGGCGCTCCCAAGCAGGAGGGACACAAAACGCTGGTCGCCGCTATGGAAGAGGTGCTGAAATCGGAAGAGTTCGCCGCCGCATATAAGGATATGCGGAACGGACGAGGCAGAGTATCGACGGGTGAGTTCGCACTCAAACTCGACACGTCGGCCATAACGAACGAAGACCCCAACCGCACCGTGCTGACGACGAAGATTTACGCAGACGCCAGCCCCCGCAATGCGTTCGTGCAACTCTTCACGCGCATCAATGTGCCCGACGACAAGAACCGCATCATGTACAACGATGCTTCCTACACCGACGGCACCGGGTATGCAGAGGAGATGACAAAGCACACCAATACCGACACCGCCACGCTTACGGGCAAATACCGTGAGCTGGCAAAACTCGGTTCCGTGCTTCCTTTCTCGGCTGAGAGCGCCGAAGATTTCGGGTACTTCCTGGCATGGGCGCAGACGAAGGCCCAGCAGGGGATCGCAGCCAAACTCGATTCTCTGCTGTGGGACGGTGACGGCGTGGATACCTCCAAGCCCAAACACATCTACGGGCTGAAAGCATCCGGCGTTACGGCATTCAATGCAACGACGGCGGGTGTGGCAGCCAGCGTGTCGGCGCCGAACATCGCCGACCTGATCCTCGCCATGAAAACGCAGGCAAAGGTCGGGACCAACGATTCGATGGCTCCGAATTACGTGCTGATGAACTATGCCACCGAATTCAAGATGCGCACGCTGAAGAACACCCTCGGCGACTACATCACGGTGCTGCCCAATGGGGCTTTGTCGGTGCATGGTATGACGATTATCCCGACCCCGAAACTCTCGGCCTCGGAGCTCGTCGTGCTCGATTCCACGACGCTCCAGCTGCACGACAAGCGCAATATCACTATGGAGATCGAGCGCGTCCCGGAGACGGATTCGTATCGTCTGTGGCTGTGGTATCGCGGGCAAGCCCTCGTTACACGGCCGGATATGAAAGCGAATATCTATGTCGCCGACATCAACACCGCTCTGGCCGCCATCGAGAAAGCAACAGCAGGACCGACCGAGTAACCCATGAAAGCGAAAGATGAAGCAGCTATGACACGCGCCCCCGTTAGGCGCGGTCGTCGCGCCCTTAAAGCCAACGTCCTGCGCGTCGAAGTCATTAGAGCGCACGACGGGATCAACAAGGGCGAAATACTCATCAAATCGCGGGCAACTGCGGAAATGATGATCGCCAAAGGGTTCTATAAAAAGGCCCTGGAGGAGTAACCGGATAGGGGCGGCAACACGCCGCCCCTTCTTCAAACAAAATAACATGATCTTAGACGAGCGATATTTTACCTATCCCGAGACATATATTGCGGGGATAGAGAGCAAGAGCGACGGTAAACCCGCCGGATCTGCCCCCAAAATCATAAGCGACATCCAGGCATATATCGCCAAATACGAACCTCGGTTTCTGCGAATGCTTCTGGGGTCGGATGTAGCCGACAATATTGAGGATTACCCAGCTATTGTGGCGCTGCTGGCTCAACCGGACAAGGGGACATCCGTAATTGCCAAGTATATCTATTTCTACTACTCGCGCGACCATATGACATTCAACACCGTTGCCGGGGAAAAGCTGAAGAACACCGAAAGCAGCACCCGGACATCCCCGACGCATCGGCTCGTTCGCGTGTGGAACGATATGGTAGGCGAATGCCGAGAGATCATCCGCATCGTTGACGATGTTAAGCTATCCCCAGACTTTTACGCAGAAATATTCGAACCAATCAATATTTACAACCTATGAAGATAACCCCCAAAGATACGGTTAGTGATGTTGTGATGCGCAACCGTGCATTATTCAGCATGGGTACCGAACGTATCGTCAAAACCATCCAAGACCTGCCAGAACCCGAGTTCGTGCCTATGAAACGCCGGATGTGGTTCGACAAACGGCTGCCCGTGCGTGACATTGCCGACATCACTATGGGCGAACTGAACGCCATAGAAGCCCGGAAACCGTCGTACGAATATTTTTGCATCGTGCTCGGCGTGATGCTCGGGCTCACGAAATTCAACCGCATAGGCGTTGACGGTAATCCGGACTGGAACGCGGAGTTCAGCATAGACGAGGAGCAAATCGGACGCCTCCGGTTCATCCGTGCCCAGCGCTATTTCATTGCCATACAGAAAGGGTTGGAAGGTATCGGCAAATCGTGGGAAAAGCTGGAAATGCCCCTCACGGCCGCCGAGATGAAAGCGCGTGTCAAGCGACCCAATCGCGGTCTTGTTGCCGTCTGCCGCAAATACTGCCAGATCATGAACGGCGCCGTAGATATGAATAAAGCATGGAATACGCCGTGGGCGACAGTATACGAAGCATTCGAGGCATGCAAGTGCGACAACATGGAACAGCGGGCCATCTATGAAGCGAACAAATCTAACGGGAAACGAAGACGATGAGAAGCCTTAGTAAGATACTTAAAGAGTGCGCCGAGGCGGAGGGACTGTGCTCCTATATGTACGCCCGGATAGCCGAAGCGAACTACCTGATGGACGATGTCAAGCAATACCCAGTATTGCTCCGTCAGTTCAACGAGACGATTTCTGAAACACGGATGTCGGACATGCGACGCCGGACGACGACGCTCTATTTCTGCGACGCCCTCGGGGAAGCGGAGCCGGACACGGAGACCGAGGTGCAGCCTATTGTCGAAAAAATGGAAGAACGGGCATTCGCATTTATCAATCGGCTACGGTCAATGGGCCTCGAAGTAGAACTCGTATCCAACGCGACGCCTTTTTACGGCAAATTCGACGTATTGGTGGCCGGCGTAACCCTAAGCGCTACGATGACCTATAACATCTGCTGATATGCCCACCATCCGGCAAATAGAGGAGATATTCAGCCCCGAGCGGATCATCACCATCTGTGAAGACGAGTTCGGTTCGCTCGCCGAGCAGATCGCCTTCAATATAATGACCAAGAGGACCAACAGCGGCGCCGATGTCAACGCTTTGGGGCTTCCGGAGGAAACGACCGGAGCGACGACCGAAAGCCTTAAAACCATTCATGAATCTACGAACGGCGGACTTACGGTCTCATTTGTCGGGCGCAAAGGCATCAAGAATATCGACGAAGGAAGTTCCCCACAGGATGTGCAAGAGGAGTTCGGCAGCTTCGAGGCATTCCGGAACGCGATAGAGCGGTGGGCGCGGGTTAAAGAATCGAGATGGAACCTTGACCCAAGATCGATAAACGCATATGGCGTCGCTTCAAGCGTCTGGGATCACGGAAGCGTGCTTTATCAAGAGGGCGGAGGAACGGAGATAATGAAAGACTTACTGCCCGAAGTTGTCGATAGAATCAGCAAAAAAATAACAGAGGAACTCGATACATCCATTTATCAACTATTAGATGCGACGATAGAATTATGATATTGCACACAAATGACGTATTCAAGGTAACCCGCCCAGAGGATATCTTCGAGACCCGGGGCCGTTTTGCGTATTTTCGGGTTGAACTGCTCTCCCAAAAGGGGAATATAGACGTGTCCCTTAAATTGATAGGAGGGTCCGATTGGACATTCACTCGGTCTATCACTTTGACACGCAAAACTAACGACAAAGGTGTGGCGGTATTCCCTGTTGGGCAAATATGCGAAAGTCTGATAAAAGGGACCAAATCAAATTTAATCACCTATGTAATTGCCGCCTCCGAATATGACCATGTTGGACCGGCTCTTTACGCAGTCCCCGGATTTGCAGACCGGGAGATTCTCCCCGGATGGGGAGATGGGGAAAATATTTCACAATTCTATCCCGCTGCCCCCTGCATTGTGGTCTATCCGCACGCAGGATTCGAGCAGTCGCTATTTTTCCCGAAACAAACGGGCGAGCTTTTCGTGCTTACGCCCTCCTCGACAACAACAGAGAAATACATCGGAAATTCGACATTTTCTCCCATCATCCCGTTTGATCCGGCAAAAATCCCATCTGAAGACCTTGGCAAGCCGCTTGCTGTGGGAGCCACCCCGACAGACTATAATGCGGAGATACGAACTTACTACGATTATTGCACCAAGGGGATATTTTTGAAATGGACGGATGCTGCCGGTATCCCCTATTTATACCGATGGACGCCGGAATCCCAAACCGACGAAATGTCTGTGGAATCTACTTATCATCAACTCGACGATACGCTGACACCTCGCGACGTGCAGAACAAGACGCTGGCCAAACGCTATACCTTGCATAGTCGCATTGTTGAAAGGGATGTTTTCAACTTGTGCCGCACGATCCTCGGATGCCAGGATTTGTTTATGTACGACCCGGATGCGGGCAATTGGGTGCGTTTCATGGTTGAAGATTCGGAATCCGAAGACACGGGCGCGCCGATGCAAGATTTGGTCGTTGAAATAGTAAGATACGAATATCTATGACAACCTACGAACTATACATCAACGATATTCTGTGCGACCTTTCGAGCGACGAGGTCGTAACCCTGCTCTATCAAAGTCCGATATTTTCGAACCTCGACAGCATCCAGTCGAACCGTTCCTACAATATTGCGCTGCCGCCTACGCCTGCCAATATGCGGGCTATAGGTCAGGCCGCCCGCCCGGATGTGGATGCTGACGCTCCGTATGTACGACTTCCGGCGATGTTGTATCAGGACGGGGTGCCACTGTTCACGCAGGGGTTCGCCGTGGCAACGGATATTGCGGATACGATCAATGTAACACTTACGTGGGGCAACGTGGATAACTTTCAGCCTCTGTTTGACGCGAACCTGCGGGATTTGGGGCCGCAACTGGAGGCGGCAGGGGAGAACATTGTCGCTTGGAATAAGAATACGGCGATCTTGGAAGGTAGCGCAACCGGTGAATATCCCGGCGTTGCTTTCTGGGGCGTGGATTTCGGGATGGGGATATCCGATCCTAAATACCTGCATCCCTCAGTACTGGTGTCGTCGATACTGTCTGCTATCGAGCGGCAGAATGGGGTTACCATCGACGGCAAGGAACGGTTGGCTTATAGTAAAAATCTTGGGCCTATTATTCCGCTCACTCGCAAAAAGGTAGGGCCCAAAGCAAATGGGTATTCCAATTATTGCGATATATCAATGTCGGCCAGCGATATATTGCCCAAAGAGCCGTGGGTAAATACTCGTGGGATATTCTCTACATCCGAGCCGAGAATAAAACTTAATGATTCAGGGACATCATATATTACACTATATCATCCTAATAGCCCGACGGGAGATTTTTTGCTCCCGCACAACGATGCGAACGATATTTCATCGTTGAAGATATCAATTTATTGTGATGGCGTATTTCTGGGAGAGGGCGAGAGTTATGAAAAAACCAAAACCTCGGATACGATGTGGATGTTCAAATTCCACAAAATATCGGTACAAACCGACACGCAAGGGGTTGTAACAGTAAAAATAAGCAAACCTATCTCCGGGTCGATGGTTCCGTTGCCTAATCCTATAATCTCAATTCACAATTCAGATTGGGATATATATTTCCCGGGATTCTTCCCTGTTGCGCCTAATCTTCCCGACATCTCCCAGGGCGATTTTATCCTCGCCCTGATGTCCATGAACGGCCTATTCGCCTATGCGGACAAGAATAGCCCGAACACGATCAAGCTGATAAGCATCGACGATATAATTGCCAATGTCCAGAACAACGACATCATCGACTGGAGCGACCGGGTTATCCTGAATGACCTGCACCGAGTCGATATGCCAGACGCCTCGATGTTCACCATCGACGACCTCGCGCAAAGCAACATCCTCGACTACGACAACGACGACGATGTAAAGGCTGACACGCACGGCACCATCACGATCCGCAACGAAAACATCGAGAAAGAAACGGAGTTGGTGTCGCTGCCTTTCTCGGCGTCGGAGAATGCAACGACGGACGGGGTAAATTGCGCCGTTGTGCCGATCTATGAGGATAACGGAAAAGGCGGCGCCAATTATTCGGAGTGCTCGCCACGGATATTATCGGGACGGGGAGCGTTTATGTCGGGCATTGCCCGATGTATTGGCGTATTCGATCCGTGGATGAAGTTCGGCGGCGAGGAAGGTATCGTAAAGACCCGATATTCGTCCTATCAGAAAGTCGTTGACCGCCTGCGAATCATCACCATTCGGGCAAAACTCACGGCTCTCGATCTCTACAACCTCGACTACACGAAGCCGGTGTATATAGCCCAATTCGGGCAGATATTCGCCATATATTCGGTAGAAACAGGCGAAAACGACATCTGCGACTGCCAACTGCTGAAACTGAAAGTGGACGGAGTGGTGGCAGCAACGTATTATCTGCGCTTGGACGGCAAGAATGAAGACAGCCAATGGGTTGCAGAAGCGGACGGCATTAACGGCACAGCGTATGCCATAACATCGAACGGAACGCCATATATCGTCGATTACGATTCCCGCCTTTATGTCGATCTGTACGAGGAGGACGGCGATCTGTATCTGTCTATCTCCGCTCCCGAAAACACGGGAACCGAGGAAATTAATTACAACCCTGTCATTCTGGGAATTCAGGAGAACGACGCCGTGCGCCGGCAGGTGGCAGTATCCCAGAAAGCAAAGTCGGCTTAATTTATTAACCATTTAACCCATATGAAGAAATATGGCACAGGACACTATCGACAAGATTATTAATATCCAGTTCAGATACTCGGATTTAATTAAAGGGTGGGAGGCCGCCTCGACAGCTATTGACACCGCAAAAGTCAAACTGCAAAAGTTCAAGGAAGCGGGTGATTCCGAAGGTGTTGCCAAGCAAACCCAACTTATAAAGGCGTTGCGGACCGAGATGTCGGCCTACACCCGGGAGATTCAGGCAAATATTCGAGAAGAAATCAACCTGGACGGAAGCGTTGAGAAACTCCGGGCGGGGGTTCAAGCCCTTACGGCTCAATACAACAAGCTAAGCCGTGAGGAGCGGAACAATGCAGATGTAGGCGGCAAATTGAGCTCTCAAATTCGTGAGATGCAGACCGAGTTGAACGAAGCAAACGCATCATTGTTGAACTTTCGGGATAATGTCGGGAACTATGCGAGTGCAGCAAAAGGTTTTACTCCGCTTTCTTTCCAAGTGCAGCAGTTGGCCCGGGAATTTCCGTCGCTCACGATATCCGCCCAGCAGTTTTTTCTGGCGATTTCCAACAACCTGCCGATGCTTGCCGATGAACTGAAGAGAGCTTCGGCCAATAATAAAGCGTTGCGAGCCGAGGGGAAAATGACGATCCCGGTGTTCCGGCAGGTTATTTCGTCCATCTTTTCCTGGCAGACGGCTTTGGCCGTGGGCATTACCCTGCTGACAGCCTACGGTAAAGAGATTGGAACGTGGGTAAAGAAATTGTTTACAGCTGAAGAAGCTATCACAGCGGCCGAATATGCGCAAAAGCAATTAAATACAGCCCAGCTGGAAGGTAGAAATGCGGCTCAGGCAGAGGTGGTAAACTTACAAATACTCTACAATGCAACCCAAAATACAGCATTGGCCTACAAAGACAGGCTAAATGCTGTAAAAGAGTTGCAAAAACAATACCCGGCCTATTTCGGGAACATGTCGCAAGAGAAGATATTAGCTGGAGAATTGAGCGAAACCTACGAAATGCTCGTCCGAAATATAATGGCAAAAGCGCAAGCAGAGGCCGCGCAAAACCAAATCGTGACTAACCTGGAGAAAAAGAATACCATAGAGCAGATCCAGGCGTATCAAAATTTGACCCGCGTAATGGCTGACTATAATAGACTTAAAGCCGAGGGCGCCGATGATAAAATGCTCGAAGGATACGCCAAAGCGGCATACGCGCTACGGAAGGAGGTAGATTCCGAGTTAAAGAAAATGAACGAAGATTTATATAACGAAGTTCGTGACAATAGCAATAGTTACCAAGAATACATTAACAACCTCAATGCAGCAAACAGCAAGCTTGTTAAAGTTGCTACCGATAATCTTCTGGTCTTCCAAAATACACAAAAAGAGGTGATCAAGTCATCAAATAAAATAATATCCCTTGAAGAATTGCAAGCAAAAATGCAGGGAAAGAATCTCCAGAAATACACCAAAACTATATCCGATTGGAGAACGGCATTAGGTCGGGAGGTCGCCAAAATGGAGCTGGATATAGAGAAAGCTATGAAGGAAGCAGACAAAAGCATAGCCGATAGCTTCAAAAAACAAGTGCAAGACCAAGAACTGAAATTTAGGAACCGCATCAATGAAGCCCAAATAGAGGGCGGTGATCTGGGTGCAGCTCGTGAGATGTTGGAAATATACAAAGAGCAGATTGTGCAAATCAACAAACTGGAGGATGCGTATCGGGCCGCGGGTTATACTGACGAAGAAATACAAGCCAGACGGATCGCCGCCCGAAAGGGCGTACAGCAGGCAGAACAAAATATCGCTGACATTCAGCTTAAAACCACCCATCAAGCCTTGGGGGCTGCCGCGCAGGTAGCCGGAGGCTTTTCTGCAATGTTTGATGCGCTGGGCGGAGAAGGAGAGCGTTATGCCGAGTTTTCGAAAGCATTGGCCATATTCGAGGTTGCATTACAGCAGGCACAAGCTATTGCGGGAGCTGTCGCCAATGCCGCTAAATATTCTATTCCGTGGTTGCTCCCCGTACAGATTGCAAGCAGTATTGCTGCGGTAGTTGCGGCCATTGCACAGGCTACACAAGCTACGGATTCGGCACAAACGCCTAAATACGCCTCCGGCGGTCTTGTCACAGGGCCGGGCACCGGAACTTCGGACAGCATCCCCGCAATGTTATCCAACGGCGAAGCTGTGATGACCGCCCAGGCTGTCAACGACTGGGGCGCAATGCTCTCGGCCATGAACGTGGCAAGCGGCGGAAACGCCATCCAAGTATCGAATCTTCCCCAGCGCAACGACGGAATGAAGGGGATGGAGCGCATGATGGAACGGGCCCTGATGAATATGCCGGCGCCCATTGTTTCGGTGGTTGACATCAACAAAGGGCAGAAGCGGGTCAAGGTTCAAAACAGCCTCGGAAAATTGGGGCGAAAAAAATACAAATAATTATTGCACAACGTGCCGAAGGTTTACACCTTTGTCGCGAACGCTTATGAAGATATAAGCCGCGGAATCATGTACGAAATAACACCTACATATCACCACCCTGTAGTGGCCGAATCTGCCATAAGCGCGAGTGCTTTGTCTAACTTAACACATCAAACTAATGGCAGTACAGGCATGTACCACTACGCTCGGGCGAGACATTCTCAATGATTGCAACGAGCCCCACGCAAAAGGCGTGGAAAAGTTTTTCTATTTCATCTCCCGGGATGCTATCGACTGGGACAAATCCACGCGCGAAGGCTTCGTGGTTACCAACTTGGTGGCCCTGACCGGCAAGCGGGGTTACAAGGTCCGCAACCCATCGAATGAAACCCCGGCGATCACCATCACAGACCAAAACCCGAGCATCGACGCCGCATGGGACAAGGTTCTCCCCGTTACCCTTTTGGCTGACAGCCCGGAGAATGCCGCCGCAGTTCTCGGATTGAAGCAGGACAAATATGTCTGCATCTACGAGAACATGGAGAAAGGCGACGCGGGCAAACAGGCGTTCGGCGTCATCGGCTGGGAGCAGGGCGCGACTGGTGTAGATCTGAATATGGACAAGAGCGGAGATGTCGGCGGATGGACCGGCAATATCACCGAAACCGGGGCCCCTACTCCTAATCTGTTCTTCTACAAGACGGACTACGCAACGACGAAGGCGGCGCTCGAATCGCTGTGTTCGGCAGCGGCCTAATCATGCAGACGCAGGAATGGTATAGAGAGAGGGTTTCGGCCCCCTCTCTATCCGATGCCGACAAGTCTGTTATCAGGGCAGATTGGAAGCAGGTCACGGGCAAGGATTTCACCGCATCATTCAACGCCCGGTGCCCGAACTGTCATCACGATGCGGCAATACTAATTTTACGGACTATGAACAAGCAGGAAAACGACGGATACATTCTTAAGAGGGGTGTCGCTTTCAGATACAAAGGCAAAGTATATACCGCCGACAATATCACAGCTCCGGCCGCTGAATGGTATATCTCGCAAGACCTGAAGCACCGTGACGATTTTGAAGTCCTTGCAAAGGATTACGACGAGTACGATATAGTATCTTTCAATCGCAAAGAGGAATAATATGGCTGACGACAATATTCGCCACGTCAATTATGCCAGTGATTTCCGAGTGGTGTTTTCATTTCCAGACGGCCGACTCCCGGATTATCCTTGGCACATCGAGCTAAAGACACCGGACACCTCGGCGTATAATACTTATGTGGCCTCGTTTGACGGGTCAGTTTACAGGCGGTGCGTGCCACTTGAAGATAATTCCATTCTGGTGCTTGTGGATCGGCACCATCTTGCGCCTGGAGCCCTGTGCTACCAGATGAAACGTGATGTGCCTGATGCCTTATTTCCTGACGGTGAAATGAACATCACAACGCCGGGATGCGCCAGTATTGAGTTATGGGATGGCCCGTCAGAAGAATTATCCATCGAGCAAATCAATACGATCATTGCTACACTCAAAGGCGACCCCGGCGATGCCGGGCAAATTGAGAGCATGACTGCCTCTGTTGACGTAACGACTGGGGTTCCCAATGTAGAAGTCGATTTGGGAGGAACCCCCGAAAAGCGGACCATCTCTCTCAAATTCTCGGGCCTCAAAGGCGAAACACCGAAGATTACTGCTGACGAACAAGGCAACATCTATTCCGACGGAGATTTGGTGACGGGCGTTGTGGCGGAGGTCGTCGTTAAAGCCGGCACTTCAGCCTCAAACGCCGACCAGCAGGCTGCGCGTGCGAAATCTCTGGCCGACCACCCTCCGAAGATCGTAACGGTCGACGATACGAATTACTGGGCCTTCTGGGATGAAGCGACCAAAGACTATATCACCTCGTCCGTCCGCTCGGATGGCGGTCCGATCTTCGCCACGTTCGACATTGATCCGGCGACAATGCTCCTGGGCGTGAATTACCAGCCCGGCTACGGCCACGGTTCCGAGTTCGAACTCAAGGATGACGGGCATTTGTATTACGAAATTAACGACTGACAGATATGGCAAAGACAAATTTAGGGAAAGTGGGCCTTACGCCCAAAAAGGCGTATTCGGCGAGCATTACATACGAGCGCCTGGACTTCGTTACAGCGGGCGATTCGTCCTATGTTTCACTCCAAGATAACAACCTCGGACACCCGGTGACGGATGGGGCTTGGTGGCAGGTTTTGGCCTCCGGGGCCGCTTCGACGGAAGCCGCAACCGCCGCCCTCGACGCTGCCGCCGCAGCTCTCGAAGCCGCCGCAGCGGCCGCCCCCGTCGTTGTCAACGTCGAAGGTGCGGATGTCACGATCAACGTCGAAGGCAACCACAAATACATCTGCGGGGAGCTGACCTCGCTCAAGATCGGGACCGTGGAAAAATCGGCCCGGACTTCGGCGATCTTCTTCACATCGGGAAACGTTGCCACGGAACTCACCTGGTCGGATGACCTCGTGGACATCATCGGCTACAAGACCCCGGCGCCGAACAAGGCCTACGAGATCAATATCGAGGAACTCCGCGCAATCATCGAGTAGCCATGGACCGCAGACGAAGTTTGTTGAAGATCGCCGCGCTGCGCAGCGAGCGCGAGCAGCAGGAGGGAGTGGATTGCACGAAAGGGTATCTCCGATCAAATGACGCCGGACTGCTTTTCGAAGGCCCGCGAACTCTTGAGTGTTTTTTCAAGTACATCCCCAGCGATAAAATACAAGTGATAGCCGAGTTTAGCAGTTCCATGATTGAAATTAACGCCCTGACAACAAATCAGCTTCGCGTCTATTGCGGGGGCAGAAATGCGTCGGTAGACATTGTTCCAGGGGATAGCTATCTTGTTGATGTTGCCTACGACGGTACTACGGCGATATACTATCTGAATGGAGCGGAAGCCGCACGATTCCCGGTTACGGGATACAAGGTCTCGTATTTATTCAATACCGGCAGCAATACAGGTACCCCCCAAGGCTCGCTCGTATTTTGCCGCCACTACAACTACGCTATTTCCGCGGAAGAAGCTGCCGCGCACTACAACGACGGTGATCCCGCGGGGTATATCGTACCCAAGTCGCGTAGGTTACAGGCTACCCCGTATATACGTCTAATGGCTCCTATGACGACCGATGGTTGGTCGTCATATAATGCGCAATCTATTCCTCCAACTATTGTAGACGGCGCTTTAGCTGTGACATATCCAACAGAGACTGGGCAGGGATATAATAATGGAATATGGCGGCGGCTTTCTGTGAATGTAGAAAATGAATGCTATTTTTTGCTGAAATTCAAAGCTAAAGCAGACGATGACAACACCCGTATCGCTTCTTTCGTCGGAGTGGGATCCGGGCTGCCGTATTACAGGCATGAAGTCATTGCATCAACATCGTTCACTGAATATTATGCAGTTTTTAAGAACACGAGAGGAGTGTCTATGACCTCTGTCGGATTCTACCCTATTTACAACACTTCCGGAAATGGTAAATTCTATATCAAAGATGTTAGCGTCACCTCCATAGGGCTCATCGCCGAGTACCTGCCGCAGAACCTTGTGGGACAATGGCATGAGAAACCGTTTGAGATCTCGGGTATAACTACCTATACATGGACCGGAGAAACCGATCCTGTTTACTATCAGGAGCTTTTATTGGGAAGATTTATTCAAACGGGAGCGGTCGTGATGATTAAAGGTTCTGTGTCCGATTATCAAAGCGGAGAACCTTTTGTATATGTAGGTAATAGGCAGGGGATGATCTCTGCGCAAAATGGGAGTTTTACGCTCAAGGTCATCAACAACCGGGACAATATCGACCGTATCTATTACTATGGCGGGACTGTGAGATCTGATCGACGGTTGACGATTACCATAGATAGTGTCGAGCTGATTCCCGATGTCGCCTTGTTCTGGCTCGACAGCGCCAAGCAGTTCCCGCTGAATGATGAATACCTGCCGCCGCTATTGCAAAGTGACGGAGGGTATGACCTGACTGCGTCCGGAGCGCCGCAGATAATCATCAAATAAACAGAAAACAATGAACAACTACGCAAAACTGATCGACGGGCGTATGGAGTACGCCCCCAATTCAATCCGAACCGACGAAGGGCTTGTTTGCAATCCGCGGCCGGACAAACTGATCCCGCTTGGATACAAAGAGGTGATCTTCGACGAGCAGCCGGAACCGTCCGACCCACCGAAGCATTACCGGGAGACATACACCGAGGAGGCCGACCGTATCCGGATCGGCTGGGAGGAGTACGCGCCCGAACCGGAGCTGATGCCGAATCCCGAACAACTCCGAGAGGCCGCATACCGGGCCGAGGCGGACCAATACCTGATGGCCTACGAGGGCTATCTGGCCGAGGGCAAGATACTCGAAGCCGACGAGCAGAAGGCACTCTATCTTGCCAAGAAGGCCGAGATCAGGGAGCGATTCCCGGATAAATAACCTGTCGGTCGAACTCTCAAAATACCGCAAATATATGAAAAGACTTATTGATAAACTCGTCGGATGGCTCAACGCCATTGCCAAGGATAAGTACCAACACTTCGCAGTCGGGGCGGTCATCGCCTCCGCGGCGTTGATCGTGGCCGTGCCGTTGGGCGCCTGGTGGCGGTGGCTGCCTTTGCTGGTGTCGATGGTCGCCGTAATGACGGCCGCCGTTGTCAAGGAGCGCAAGATCGACCCGAAAGCCGACATGCAGGACATTCTATGGACGCTCGCAGGAGGAGTCGTAGGATGGGTGGTGTTCGTCGTGTTTACCCTAACTGCGAGATAAGATGGACTGGACTACGATCATCATTTCCTTGGGCGGGGCGTTGTTGACTGGCGGCGGAGCCTTGTCTTTGCTTTACTATAAAGAAAATCGTCGGGCCAAGCAGATCGACAACGAAAAATCCGTCGTCGAGGAGTGGCGCGGGATCGCCGAAGAGCGAAAGGCCCGCTGCGACGAACTCAAGGAATCACTCGACCGGAAGGATGCGAAGATCGACGCCCTGTACAAGGAGAATTCCGAGCTGCGCAAACGAAACGACAAACTATCCTCTGCGAATACTGCGCTGTCGATTCTCAAATGCAAGGTCCTGGGATGCGACAAGCGCCAGCCACCGTTCGGCAAGAACGAAAACTGTGAATCGTAAACAAAACATTTCCAAATAGCTATGACATCGAGAGGATTAAGAAACAACAACCCGCTGAATATCGAAAAGACGAAAGGCAGAAACCCCTGGCAAGGAGAGATCGTGCCGTCGAAGGACAATCGTTTCGCGCAGTTCACGACAATGGCCTACGGGTATCGGGCTGCATTCAAACTGCTGAACAATTACCAGCGCAACTATGGGCTGGACACCATCCGGAAGATGATCGGCCGCTGGGCGCCCAGTAACGAGAACCACACGGACGCCTACGTCCGCACCGTGGCCGAGAGATCGGGTGTACCCGCCGACAGCCGAATCACCGCGACCAACCGGGATGTGATGGTTCCCGTAGTTGCGGCAATGTCGTTCGTGGAAAATGGCGTGGAAGCCAAAATGTCCGACGTACAGTCAGGATGGGATTTATTCATCAAGGGATGAAACCTCTGATTTCGTACCTGCTCGCCGCGCTTGTCGCCGGGGCGATGCTCTTCGGATGGGGATACCGCCAGGGAGCGGCCTCGGTGGAAATCATGTCGGAAGTGCGTATCGATACCGTGTTCTATGAGCAGCCGCAGCCGTACGGTTTTTCCGAACAGCTGGTGACGGTGAATGTCCCGCGGCTGCTGTTTGCTCCCGCGGATACGGTGGTGCGTGTTGTCGAGGCTGCGAGCGGCGCCGACAGCGTGCAGATGGAAGTCCCGGTGCGCACGCTCGAATACCGAGACTCTACCTACTATGCCCGGGTGGTCGGCCCCGTTATCGGGGATTTGGCGCCCCGGCTGGACTGGATCGAGGCCTACAACCGGACCATTACCCGAACCGTTACAAAACGTAACAGGTTTGCCGTGACGGCTGGGGTGGGCGTTGGATACACGCCCCAAGGTTTTCAGCCTATGGCCGGAGTGCAGGTCGGAATCGTACTGTGGAGTTGGTAAAGATATAAAGAAAAGTCGCCTATGTAATAATATAAGCCCATGCGATTGGGGAATGAGCATAAAAAGTCCCCAACGCTCCTCTCCATTATACCACTAATGTGTGCCATACGCACCGAGCATTGAGGACTATTCCTTAATTCGGGCGTATGGCTTTTTACATTAGTGGTATGTCAAATTTAAACTAAATATTTGATATGGAGATACGTAAAACCGAGATTTTTGCAAAAATACTTGATATTGTTGCAAATGAAACGGAATTGACATCCGAGCAAATCCTTTCGTGTTGTCGCACGGCCGAAACGGTTGATGCCCGTTACATGCTCGTTCATCTATTGCGGCGCGAAGGTATATACATCAGCGAGATCGCCCGCATGATGAATTTCTCCCGCCGGGGTATCGAAAAAATGCTTTCTCAGTTCGAGGACCGCCTCTCTCAAAGCGGACACATCTTCAAAGTGACCTTTGAACGCATTGCGAACAAAGTGCGCATAGCCTTCGAATCATCCCGTTGACCACCCTGCCGAGCCTGACCACCTTTGCATTGTAGCTATAATACAATGCTACCTCAATCGCTGAAGAGGTAAGAGGCGGACGAAATCATGTATATACATGGAAGCAGATTATTTAACGTCGGGCGATCTGGCTATGTGGGAGAGCAATCGCCATTGCTACAAGCACCGCGACGGCATGGCCGCCACGGGTATCGGTCTGGCTGCCGGTCTGGGCGGCGGCGCACTCCTTCTGGCTGCAGCCGGAATCTGGGGCATTAACCAGGCATCCAAAGCTCGCAGCGAGGGTGCAAGCAAGGCCATCGACATCCTCACCCAGACGCAGCTCCAGGAGCGCGTTTCGCGTGAGGGCTGGCAGAACAACCATGCACCTACGATCAGCCAGTACGTTGATGTACGGGCAGGCGCAGGCGCCGGGGCAGGCGCTAACGCGCTGTCGAACGCCGAAGCAATCGCGCTGGCTCAGGCGATCAATGGCAATTCGGGGCTCAACTCCGCCATTGGAGGGTGCAATTTCCTCCGCGTGGCGAGGTATTCCGCCCCGCAGCCTTGTGGTTGCGACACGTGCCAGGGTTAGCCCTTCCGGGGTGGGGCGGGAATCCGTCCCACCCTTAACCCTTAAAACCGCTACGATATGCTATTCGCTAAAAAAGAGTATCACAATATGGACACAATCCGCACAACATCCAAAGACGCCCTGAAAAGATCGCTTATGCAGATGTATCAAGGTGATGTGGCCACGATGGAGCGGATGTATGATTTCTACATGAAAGATATGGAGAAGGTCCCCGATTTCGACCCGGTACCGCCATCGATGCTCCAGCAGGCAAAAACAACCATCGGGGAGCTGTTCGGATGGGCCGATGCCAATCAAGACAAATTGGTCGGCGCCTACAATCTATTCAGAACCATCAGAAGCGGAGAGCCTATAAGCACCGTGAGTGCCGCTGCTCCCGTAGCCGATGTCCCACCACTACCGAAACTATAAGCCATGCAACCCTATAAGATCGAAATATACATATATGCTGAATCCGAGCAGGAAGCCCGGGAGGTGCAGCAGGCAGCCTATGATTTCGTGAACGAGAACTACCAGCGAGGAGGGCTCGTGACGGCATCCAAACTGAAAGACCTGCTGATAAAATACAAGAACAACTTTTTCGTGCAAAACTTTCTGAAACGATGAGCGAGAACACCAATCCCCAGGAACCGCGTCAGCCGCGGAACCTTTTTGAACAGATACTATTTGGAGTGCAGGTAACGAACGACAATATCGTGACGCTGCACGGCCGCGTAGACGCCTTCGAGGCGAAAATAAACGCGATATACGATGCACTATACCCTACCTCCGAGCCTAATGCCTCCGGCGCGGATGAAAAAATAGAGACAGTAGGAGGCAAAACTAAATAATTACCCATTTTATGAGCTGTAACAAAATTCAAGCGGCTGTTATTACACCCGTTCTGGCGGCCGGATCGGTGGCTTCGCCGTACTTTTATGAGGTGAACATCACCCAGCGGCTTTGCTATCCGACGTGCGCAGACAACACTCCGGTATTCAATCCGCAGTTCTCGTTGAAATCGCTGTCACAAGTTGGTACCGGACGCTATGTGGCTACCGTCCATGTCGAGGGCATCATCTCCTATGTTCCGTGTAACGGCGGATGCGGATGCACCAAGCAGCAACCTCTCTCGCAGGATTTCACGATTCCCATTCAGTCGGCATCGACACCCACCGTAACCATCGAGCAGGGAGCCGCGATGAACGCCGTGGCGGCATCAGCCTGCCAGCCGTGCAGCCGGACATTCGTATCGGAGACGCCGATCACCGTAACGGTGGCAACGGCCGCAACCCCAACAGCGTAGCGGTATGCTGTGGATAGCCCTGCTCACTATGGTATGCGCCACCATTGCGCAGCACCTCGGGCTGGCCGAGAAGATCGCGCAGATCGGCAGCCAGGTCATGGCATGCCCGAAATGCCTCTCATTCTGGGCTACGCTCTTTGTGCTGCTCGTTAACGGATGCAACATACTATGTGCGGTAGGGCTATCCCTATTTATGGCATACATTGCTAATTGGGTCGGATTCGCATATTATGGTGCGGAGAAATTATACGAAATATTATGGCAAAGAACAACAAGAAACCCGGATCAACGTCCTCAAAAGAAAAGGTCGAACCGGCAGTAATAATCCATACGCCAAATATCGTGGGAGTATATAAACCGCTGCCGCGGGTTCGGGCGTGCAAAAACTGTTAGATATGACATCAAGTGAAATGAAAGAACGATACGAGCGGCTACATGACAAGATGGCCGGCATGGACGATGAGCACGCAGAAAAGGTGTTCGCGGGAGCCCAGATGTGGGCATTCGGGAAAATCGCGGAAACGTCGCCGACCATCGCCGAAATGTGGCTTGGGAAAATGGAGGCGATATGCTGGTATAATTACCTGTCAGACGCCGAGGCAAAGATGATCGCCGCGAAGCTCGTAAACCAAGACGGAAACACCGGAGCAAAATGGAGCAAGGACGCATTCCTGCAAACCGTGGAAAAGCTGGACGGGGAGGTCGAAAAGGAGCCGTATTACAACGACAATGCCCTATGGGTTACGGCTGTAATGATATACAGCGATCACGCCAAGAGTATCGCCGAGGATATGGGACACGCTTCGCCGGCTGATATTCCGTCCGAAAAAATGGCGCGATCTTGCTACCGGAAAGCCGTGGAGAAACTCTGCGACAAGGATCGGAAGCACTTTATCCGAGAGTATTTCGAAGATGAACTGACGTAGAAAAACGTCCTCGCATTAATTGCGGGGACGCTACTTTATTATGAATGAAGAAATGACATACTGGCTGTCTCAGCTCGAAGTAAGCGAGTGTTCTGCGCCGCTGTTCGCCCTTGTGATCGCAAAGATCATGGAGGCTATATGAATCAAAACCGCGTCAGCAATGCGGCATTTTTCTCTCGTTCTTCTCGTTCAAAAGAAGCGAGATAATTTTCTGTCGTCTTCAAGTCCGTATGTCCGAGGCTTTCGGAAATATAGGCTATACTTGCCCCGGAACGCTTCAATACGGTGGCGAATGAATGGCGGGCCGTATATGTTGAAACAGGAGGCAACCCTAATGCTTTGGAAATAGACCTAAATTTACGATTTATGCAGCTTGTTAGGTCTTTTGCCTTTTGTCGCTGCTCCTCAATAGATTCTTTGCCCGTAAGAATAGGAAATATAAAACTATCAGGACTTTCTTTGTTGCCCCATCGTGATATAATATCCTGCATTTGAGGTACAATTATCGCCCGCACGGCTTTCCGGGACTTTGTGCGGTGCTCCGTCTTTTTCCGTACATAGCTTATTTCCCCGTCCTCAATATCACTATATCGCAACCTTACGAAGTCGGCGACATTGATTCCATTGCACAAATACATAAACAGCCAATAATCGCGGTATTTTGCCGTTGCTTCGTATCCATCATCATAACGGGCTATCAAGCCTATCTGCTCCAATGTAAGGGCCAGTTTACGCCCCTCTCCTTCCTGTATCTCGTAGCGCCCCCGACCGAATGGATATTGCGCCTCCTTTACAATACCAATAGCCCGGGCCTGGTTGAATATCGATCGCAGAGCGCGCATATATATCGCAATAGTTGTCTGTCCCTTACCCGAAGCACGCATAAACTCTTCGAATCGACGCAGCCATGAAATAGATACGTCGATATATTGAACCTCCCGCTTTGAAAAAGCATTCATCGACAGCAACAATGCACGCAGAATATCCGCCGTCCCTATGTGGGATGTCTCCCGCAATTCCTGCTCTTTGATTTGGATGGATGCATTTACCGAAGTAGCGCCGGCTCCTTTCAAACGAGCACCTAACAATTCAATCGTGAAACAACCTTTTGACGTTAAATCCTCGACAGCTTGTCGAACCAATTCAAAACTATTTTCTATATCTTTGCGAACGGATACAAGCGAATGAAGGCGCGTCGCATTGAGCCGCTGCCAATCATCGGGCATCATACTCTTACCGGTTGGGTAATAAGAGCGCACACGACGATACGATACCCGGATACGCACGGGATACTGGCCATTTGCCAACGCCCGGCGCGTGTCGAGAATAGTGGCCACCGTCACGCCATCCTTTGAATAGTAGTGATTGTTCAT